GATAAAGCAATAGAAACAGATTTTGATATTAAGAGTATCTTTTACTAAACCCCTGTTATATGAAAGCAAAAACACCTTCGAACATTCAGAAAGAAGGCAATTCGTACAGAGTACGAGTTCAATCCAACGGAATCCGAGTAAGTAAAAACTTTACTTCGCTCCGTAAGGCTTTGCAATTTAGAAAGCAAATGCAAGGCTAAAAGGAAAGTCGGTTGGTGTAATTGGTAACACCTTTGCCTTGGCAGAGAATGAGAGTTCGAATCTCTCACCGACTTCGAATCAAATTTAAAACTATGAAACTAAAAATTTACAGAGAAGTTACCCTTCAGCACAAAATGTACTGCGTTTATGAAGTCAAAGAGGAATTTGAAAGTTACATCAAAGCATTCCCTTTTGAATTAGAAAACGAGGATGCAGTTTACAAAAAAGCACTTACATTCGCTAAACACATTGAAGAAGAAGGATTACCCGACAAAAAAGAATTAATTTACGAAACAATCTAAACACAATGGAAAAACAACCAAAAATCTACTGCGGAAGCGGTAAGAAAAAATCAGACACTTGGCTACAAGCCTCTATTAACTTGGACAAAATAAAAGAACATATCCAAGAGTATAAGGGTAGCCGTTTTATCAAAGTAAATATTAACGTAAAGGCAGAGCCAGACCAATACGGCAAAGATGTTTCAATTTCAATTGATACGTGGAAGCCAGAGGAATCTGAATTTAAGCAAAAGCCGAACACGAAATTTACTCACGATAACACTCCACCAAACGACCTTCCCTTCTAATGGCTAAACTAATTCCCCTTCCGAAATTACTCAAGAAGGCTCAAGACAAATTCAACGCTCATATCCGAGAGCGAGACAAAGAACTTGGTTGTATAAGTTGTGGAGCAGAAGTACAACAAGCAGGACATTACTTTTCACAAGGACAACACTCTGCTTTGCGATTTGCTTTACCCCACGATATAGGTTATTTTAACACCAACGGACAATGTATTCGCTGCAATATGTATCTATCTGGTAACTTAATTAAATACCGACAAGGATTGGTTAAAAGGTATGGCGAAGAATTTGTTTTGAGATTGGAAGCAGAAGCCGAACAACGAACAAAGAAATGGTCAAGGGATAAACTTGAAGTAATTATAGAAACTTATAAATAAAATTTATGAATATTTTAGAAAAAGCAAATGAAATAGTAAATTTAAGATCTGAAGAAAAAGAAAGACAATACGGCCCATTTGAAGAAGGTATGGAACGTGCAGCTCAATTATTTAATGCTATGACAGGACTTAATGTAGATGCAACTATATTGTATAAAGCATTAATAGCATTAAAATTATCTCGTGAGTCTTATAATCATAAAGAAGACAACTTACTTGATGCTGTTGCATATATAGCTTCAATGAATAATTATTTAAATAACAAAAACAAATAAAAATGGAACAAATTACAATTGGTACTTATGTACAATTTGAATCTTTCGCTAAACCTAAAACAATTATTACTGGTGAAGTAATAAAAATTTTTACAAGTAAAAAAGACGATAAACAATACTGCCAAGTTAAATTTAATGGTAAATTAATTTCTAAACAATTAAATAAAGTAAAAACACAAATTAAATAAATTATGAAAAAGTATAATACTACAGATTTAGATCCAGTATCTACATTCGAAAGACATGTTTTTCATCGTGATCAATTTGCCCATTATTTAAGATGGTCTCATATTGTTAAAGAAGCAAAAATTGGCGAAACAGTTGTAGATTTCGGTTGTGGAAAAGGAAACATGCTAGAAGTGTTTTATAGAAATAAATTTAAATGTAAAAAATACATTGGAATTGATATTCGTAAACAAACAATAGAAGCTGCAAAAGAAAAATTTAAACCTGTAGAATGGGCTGAATTTTATGATGATGATTTAATATTTCCAAGTTTAAATTATAAAGATTTTCAAGGAGATAAAGTATGTTCATTTGAAGTAGCTGAACATGTAGGCAAACAAAATATTGATGCCTTTTTAATAAATATGAGAGACTGCGGGAATGAAAATGCAACATACTATATAAGCACTCCAAATTACGACGAAAAGGTTGGCGCTGCTGGAAATCATACCTATGATTCTGGTGATGGAAGAGGTGTGGCAATACATGAATTTTCACACAATGAATTGCAACAAAATATTGAAAAATATTTTATTATTCAAAGGAAATTTGGAACATTTGCGTCAATTAAAGATTATAAACATTTATTAAATGAATGGCAAGTTAAAATGTTTGAATCATTAAAAGAATACTATGATAGTAATTTATTGAGTGTAATTATGGCACCATTTTTCCCAGAACAATCACGCAATACATTATGGATATTAAAACGCAAATAATATGAAACTATCTAACGAATTTGATGACATTAGACAATGGGCAAAAGAAAGAGGAATCTATAAAAAAGGGGATCCTAAAACACAATTTTTAAAATTATTAGAAGAAACAGGCGAATTATCTAAATCTATACTTAAATCAGATAAGGAAGAAATTATAGATGCTATTGGTGATTGTGTTGTTGTTCTTGTAAATTTATCAGAATTATGTAATTTAAATTTTGAAGATTGTGTTAATTCAGCATTTAATCAAATAAAAAATAGAAAAGGAGAAATGATAAATGGAACATTCGTCAAAAAAATATGATCCCAATTATTTTGGTTCTAAATTAAATTATTTTGTTTCTAATTATTGTAAAAAAACAATGGTTGTTAATAATATAGATATGATTATTAATGATTATGAAAATAAAATAATATCAATAATAGAAAGTAAACATGATAAAGAACCAGTAAGACAAGGCCAAAAATTAACATTAACAAAATTAAGACAAGTATTACCAAAGAAAGAAGATGGTTGGGTTATTAGAGTGTTAGTAATAAGAGGTAATTATCCTTATGACACGGCCACTTTAGAATCAATAGACGGTACTTATAAAAAACATGTTAATAAAAGCCAATTAATAGATTTTTTAAATGGTAAATCAATATAATGTATTACAAAAAATTTGATAATGCTCAAGAAGCATTCGAGTATTACTATGATTTAATTAATAATTATGGTATTATAGTAAACAATACTAAAGTGCTTTATAATGTAGGGTTCGATATATTAAATCCAAATGATAATAATATAAGTACACCATGGAGAAAATGGAATAAAGATTACGCAGATTATGAGTGGGATTGGTATTTAAATGGAGATAATAATGCAGAAGAAATATCAAAAAAAGCAAAGATTTGGAAAAACATGATGGATGAAAATTGTAATGTTAACTCAAATTATGGTTATCAATGGAGGAGAAATAATCAATTAAATAAAATTATTGAATTATTAAAAAATGATAAAACAACAAGAAAAGCCTCTATTTCATTATATGATGGAAAAGAAATAGATTTATACAAAAAAGATACAATATGTACTTATGCGATTAATTTTTATATCACAGATAATAAATTAAACATGCAAGCTTTAATGAGAAGCAATGATTTAGTATATGGTTTTTGTAATGATCAATATTGTTTTTCTAAATTGCAGCAACTTGTTGCAGATGAATTAAATATTGAAATAGGTGCGTATTTTCATTATTCTTGTAATATGCATATGTATGAAAAACATTATAAATTAAAAAATAAATAAAATGAATACATCAGATCAAGCAAAACTATTAGTAGAAGAAGTTTGTAAAGAATATAATATTACTATACAAGATTTAAGAAAAAAGAAAACAGGATATCCAAAAAAAGTTGTTTATAGAAAAGATAATTATATTAACATAGCTTCTATAAGACAAGCATTATCATATTTTATTTTTATGCATTTTCCAATGAGAATAGTTGAAATAGCTACAATTTGTGGATATCAAGATCATTCTCCAATGAGTGCTCAAAGAAAAACAATAGAAAATTATATTAAAGTTAAAGATCCATATTTTTATCCATATTATGAAAAACTTTATAATATTGCCGAAAAATTAAATATATCAACTGAATATAAAAGAGTTATTTTACAATATGCTCCTTTTATGAGACATGAAAGTAATAACGAATTTGCTGAAAATATAAAATACTATGAAAATGCCTAAGAGATTTGTTGATACTGATATCTGGGAAAAAGAATGGTTTATGTCATGCACACCAACCGAGAAATGTTTAGTTAAATATGTAAGAGATAAATGCGACCTTGCCGGTATCTGGAAGCCTAACTTTACTTTAGCAACTTATGTTATAGGAAGCAAAGTAGATGAAGAAATGCTTTTAAATATTGATAACGGAAATCAGTTTGAGCGTTTATCAGATGGGAAAATATTATGTATTGACTTTGTAACATTCCAATACGGAACAGAGTTAAACCCATCAAGTCCTATTCATAGAAAAGTTATAGATTTGCTTTCCAAGTATGATGTAGAATATCAAACAAAAGAAATACAAGGTAAAGGTTTTAATAAGCCAACCGAAGAACAAGTAAAGGAAGAGATGTTAAATAAGTGGGATGATAAAACCGCCTCGCACCAAGCTAAACGATTTATTGATTACTATGAAAGTATTGGTTGGGTTGTAGGTAAGAACAAAATGAAATCTTGGAAACACTCTGTAAGCGGATGGATATCACGAACAAAAATAGAACCAACTAAAGAATCAATAGAATATAAATTAAATATTATAGGTGATAAAAAATTAAGTGAATTATGATTAATCAAGCATTTGAATATTTAAGACAATTTAAAAAAGTAACAAATGAAACCGAACAACTTGTTATTAAAGTATTAAAAAAAAGATATCCTGAAATTTCTATGAATGAATTAGTGGCAATATTTGAATCTGGTATAAGTGGTGATTTTGGAAAAATATATAATTTAGATCCTGAAACAATCATTGATTGGGTTCGTAGTTATAACAATAAAAAAGGTCAAAAAAGATCATATTATGAAACCCCATTACTGACTTATGATATTAGTATTTATGATCAAAGATATCCAGAAAAACAAGAAGACTGGAACAAAGAAGTAAACAAAAGTTATACAGCTTATCTAAATGGGGTATCTACCAGACAAATGCACCCACATATTTACGATAGGTTAATGGTAGATGGCAAAATACAAATGAACGCTTATCTAAAATACTACCAAGATAAAGTTGATGAAGCCAAGCAAATGATTTTAAACGATTATTTTCAAGAGCAAAAGAAAAAAGGCTTTAGTTATATTTATTTCATAAAGAACGAAAAATGACTTGGAAAGACCTTTCAGCAAAAGACAGGCTTGATGTATTCAATGAGATAGTTAATAACTCTTTTGTGGAGTTAAGTTTAACCTATGCCAGAGAATACGAAAAGAATCCTCGCAACTTTATTAACTGCTATACAAAGCACAAAGGAATCAGAATGTGTTGCAATTGGATTGTCTACACCTATAAGTACATTGGAGCGTATGATGAATGCTTATTATTAGGAAAGGACTTTACAGATTGGGCAAATAGACAAAACGTAAAAGATGACCAAAAGAAACCACTCGCTGAACTGATGTTAGTAATATATTCAATATTAAGAAAATGATTTGTAAAGATTGTAAAAAGAATAAACCAGAAACAGAATTTAACTTAACCGAAGGTTACCGAAGGAATCAATGTAAGTCTTGCACAAAGAAAAGTGCAAGTATTTATTTAAACCCAGAAAGTTTCTATAACTTATTTATTGGGAAAGAAAATTGGAAAGATATTTATTTTAAAAAAACTATTGTAT